CCCTTGGCAGCCGCAACCCGGGAGTCATCGCCAGCGGCAAAGCTCTGGCCAGCGGTCGTTGACCCCATAGCTGGCAGAATGCTGGCACGCAAAGGCGGGAAATACGCGGCCGCCAAAGACATCGCAATTTGCGGAGAGTTGGCAGCCATGTTGCTGAACAACCATTGGCCGAATTGCCCTTTATCGTACGCTTCAGCCATGCCCTGCCGGCCGACTGACGGCATGTAGTCTTCAGCGGCTTTGGCTAAATACTCGGTGCCGTATGCAGTGGATACGCGGTCAAGCGGAGAAAAGCCAGCGGCTTCAAGAACCGGGTTGACGAAGGTTTGATTGAAAGCATCGGCAGCAACACTGGGAAGATTCAAACCGCCAGCGGTCATGCTGGCAAGACCTGATTGCAGGCTACCCAATAAAGGGTTTTCGCGGGCAAGCGCCCGGCGACGGGCGGTCTCGGCTTCATCAGCAAGACGTTCGTCTTCGGTAACTCGCTGAGCTACACCTTCTAAAGTGGGGGCTTGTTGCTGTTCTAAAGCTTTTGCAAGCCGAATCAGACCTTGATCTTCAGTCTTCAATCGGCCGGTACGGACGTCCTGCGCTTTGGCTACTGCTGTTTCACTGACGGGCCCTTGGCCCAGCGATAGCCGTTTGTCGATAGCCTTTTGCTGATCTTCGGCGGTTGGTGTGTAGGTGTCCATAACGCTGGAAGGTTTTCCAACGTCTTTGACAGCGGTGACTAAACGGTCAATGATCCCCGGCTCTTTGGCAGCAAGCGGGTTTTGTACGGTGTCAGTTTTTGGCGCGCTTACTGGCGCTGCTTTGGCCAAAGGTTTTTCAGGCAACAGGTAAGAAACGATATCCTCGTCCGTATATCCTGCTTCGCGGGCACCGGCGACGTCGAAGTTTTTCTTCGATGCCAGATACTCAGCAATGTCTGCGCGGCTGTAGCCAGCCGCGAGTGCACCTTCGACGTCAAACGCCATAGCTTGTCCTTATTGACGCTCAAACTTTGACAGACCAGATAGGTCCCGTTTATTACCGCCGCCCGTACCACCGCCGCCTGTGCTGCTACCTTGGCCTGTAAGAATTTGAGTAGCGATCTCACGCTGGCGGCTAATTGGCAATTTGCTGAAAGCAGTGCCATCATATTTCGGGTCTTCTTTACTAAGCTTAGTAACGATGCCAGCAACGCTTTTATCAAAGTCAGCTGCACGGCCCAGCACTTTAGTGCTGCCGTCTGACATAACGGCCACTTTGTTTCCTTGGTCATCCGTGTATGTAGACCGCACTTTTCCAACACCGCCACCACCGCCACCGCCTTCCAATCTGATCTTTGCCTTCTCGCGCGCGGCTACGATATCGCCAGCTTTCTGCGCAATGTCCAGCGTTTCGACGCCTTTGACAAACCCTTTATCACCGGCCATCGTTTTGGTCTGTGTCATCTTACGGCTTGTCTCACCTTGAGCTTCGATGTCTTTTGCCGGGATAGCGGCTGTCGCTTCAATCGCACCAACACGCCCAGTCTCCGGTGCAAGTTGTTCACGGTTTTTAAGACTTACTTTGCCCTTCTCTAGATCAGCCGCGCCAACTCTTTGAATGTATTCCGGCGACAGTTTGCGCTCTTCTTCACCGCGTGAGCGCATCAAGTCCGCTTCTTTAATACGCTGGTCGCGTTCAAACATTACTTCAGACAGCGCTTTCTCAATATCAATACGCTGTTTGTTTTTCAATTCAGAAAGCGCGACTTCGCCATACGCTCCAGCAGCGCCGCCAATAACGCCGCCGATAAGGCCGCTAAGGCTAGGCATTCTGACCTCCCATTTCGTTTTGTGCCGGGATGTTTTGATTGCTGTACTGATTTAGCATTTGCTGCATTTGCTCAGGCTGGACACCAAACTTCTCCAAGATAATGGAGATCATAATTTGGATACCCTGACCGATGTCGTCGTTAGTCGGCTGTTCCATGCCGGCCTCCTTCAGGAAGTCAGCTGCTTGAGCTACTAGCTCAACGCCGGCGGGGATGATCACCTGTGGGGGCATTGTTTCGTTTGATTGCTTGAACAATACAAGCAGAAGACCGGCTACACCTTTGCCAAGCTTTTCACCTAGAGAACCGCCTTGCTGTAACTGGCGCAGCATAAAGTCGTGGCTCTCTTTAGAGAACATTACTTTCATCCCCGCGATCACGACGCGCTCATAGGCTTCTTGTAATTCTGGAGGCATCTTTATGTTTTGCTTAATGACTTGCGAATTAATCTGCGAGTCATTGCCCGGTTGGGCCATATTGTCTTGAATAAGTCCGTCAGCCATGATGTTCTCCTTATTACGTACGTGCGCCAGCGATCAGGCCAGCTGGTTGCTGTTGTTGTCCCCAAGGCTGTTGAACGTAGGCGTTAGGGTTTACGTTGACGCCGGCGTTGACTTGCTGATAGCCGGCATTAAGGTTTGCACGGCGCTGTTTTTCTCTTTCAATTTCAGCCCGCATGGCATCGGCGCGCACACCATACACTTCTTCTTCAGCTCGTTTTGCAGCGGTTGCAGCTTTTAGCATTTCAAGTTCTGCGTCTGTTTTACCAGACAACCAATCCGCAACGCCGCCGGCAGTGTTACCAAGCAGGTAGGCACCCATGGGATTTTCCTTTGTAAAATCCATGACGCCTTTGCCGTAGCCCATCGCCTTTTCAAACATGGTCTGCGGTTGAATAGCAGAAGTTGTACCGCCTGCCGCGCCAGTAGCAGTAATGTTATTTCCAAAAGCTGTATTTTGAGAACCAAGATCAGCGGCAGAAACAATGTCGCTGTAAGCATCCGCTGCCTGCGTCGTAGCGCTGCCGAGGTTACCAGCGGCGGTAGCGCTTGTGCCCGCCGCAGTTGCACTGCCCGGCATGCTGGCCGTTTTAAATATGTCTTGGCCGTAAGCCGATGGGACGCCTTGAGCGTTAATCGGAGCAGAGGTGATGTTAGGTGTTGGAACAGCAGATGTAACTGGGGCCGCCGCCGAGGGAGCTGCTGCAGCTGATGACGTTCCGCCAAACATAGTGGTGTTTGGCCCTGCCCCGCCAGCTGAAACATCTATCGAAGGGGCGGCTGAAGAAGTCGACGCTAGAGGCGCGACATTAGCTCCGCCGGCAGCTGCACTGCCGCTAGAACCAAGGCTTGACCAAGTAGCGCTTTTCGCGCCTTCACCGAACGCACCCATACTGCCAAGGCCGCCGACAATACCGGCTACCGCGCCTAACTGCATCAGCGTTTTATTGCCTGTGATATTGCCAACAAGGCTAACCGCTGCACCAGCAAAAGCGATACCGGCCATCACTGAGCCAGCCATCATAGCGCTGCCGGTGGCAAACATCGTACCGATAGAGATCGCGGCGCTTATAGGGTCATTGCGCTCACCAAAAGCTGGACCGCCAAAAGGATCGCCGATAGGATGTTCTGCGGCCATCGCGCGGGTTACTGCGCGAGACATGTACGTTTTTTGAAAATTCATTTAGCTTTCCTTTCAAACGGCATTGAGCCGAGGAAGTAATATTGGAACTCTGTATCGCTCCATGTCGGTTTGAATCCGACCCGCTCTACAAACCTTTTCTCATTTAGACGGTTATGGGAAACCCGTGTTGTAACAAAACCGTACTTATCAAACAGCGGTTTTAGAAACTGCTTTATAACTCCGCGTTTGCAAGTTTTTGGTTGATAACCGTTGGCAAGCGCTATGTGTATTTCAGTGCCTTTGGCTATCACTGTTGCTGCGTGTTTATCATCAGCTTCTACCGGGATCACATCCCAGTCAGCTAAGTACTTCTCTATTTCTTGGCGCGGTAAAGCAGTGCCTTTCCTGATCGCGGATATGATCGGCTCAAGCAACGCTTCGCGCATTTTTAAGTATCACCTTTTTTCAAAACGATAGGCGTCTTATCCGCAGCAGTCTTATACACTTTTCCATCTTCTTTTATGACCGCTGTTTTAGGAATTACAGTGCCGCTGGTCATAGTAAATGAACCATCCGCGTTGTACGTTTTGACGTTAGCCATGTTGAGAGAGCCGCCAAACTTTTCGTTCGTTGCGTTGCGGATGTTGACGTTGTCATTCGCAGCAATCGCGATAGCCGCGCCGGCAGCATTAACCAATTTACCGTTAACAAACTTAGCGCCAGCCGGTATGACGGTCCCTGTCTTAAGTTTCATCGTTCCGGCTTTAGGGTCATACGTAGCACCCTCTAAATAAAGCCCGGCTTGTTCAAGCGCTGAACTATAGTTTTCTTGATAGCCGTTTACATCATTTGGTTTTAAAGTAATCGCAGCGCCAGCGGCATTAACTAATTTGCCGTTAACGAATTTAGCGCCCGCTGGTATTACTGTGCCGCTTTGCAATTTAACAGTACCGTCAGTGTTGTAAGTAGCACTGTCAAGCATTACGTTAGCGTTGTTCATTGCTGTATCTATACGCTCACGATATCTAGCATCGTCCGCCGGTTTAATAGCAATCGGTTTATTTGCCGAATCGTAAAGCACACCGTCTTTAGCGTAAGCGTTAGCCGGTATAACGGTGCCATTCTTAAGCTTGACACTGCCATCAGCGTTATATGTAGCGCCGGTAAGGTTCGCCCCGCCAGCGTCCATAGCTGAGGTTATGCGATCACGGTAGTTAACATCATCCGCTGGCTTAAGTGCAACAGGAGTGCCATCCGCTTTATAAATTTTGTCCCCAACAACAACCGAGCCGGGAGGTATGACGGTGCCGCCTTTAAGCGTAATCTGTCCTTTTGCATCAATTTTAGCCCCGGCCGTATTCGCTCCAGTTGGGCTAAACGTCTCTTCAACTTCAACCAAAGAGTCACCGACTTGAATTCCCGGCGACAAAGCTCTTCGCTGTTCTGCTGACATTGCGCCAGAAAGCAACCCGCTGGGTACAGCGACCTGTTTGCCTGTCGAATCAACAATTTGGTTTTTATCTGGGTCGTAATATGAACCCGAAGGCAAAGTGAATTTGTTAGCTGCGCCGCTAATAGGGTCTTTGTAATTTAAGGTAGCAACACCTTTAGCATCAACAGTAACGCCTCCGCCGGTATTTAACGTATCACCGAATTGTTTTGAAACACTTTGGAAGTTTGCGCCGCCAGTTAAGGCCGCTGGAGGTTTATATCCCGGGGTTGGTGTTGTAGGTGTTTCCACCGTGTTGCCGGTGCCGCCAGAAAAATCAATTAGCTTATCAAGCCCTTGCACGCCGGACGTAGCGCTAAGTATTTGCATGCCGCTATTAAGGTAACCTTTTTGTATATCTACGGCCGACTGTTTAGCTTTGACATCTAGGTCTGGGTTGGCCATGATGTCTGCGATATTTTTAGTTACCTGCTGGTACAACTCGTTCGCAGAAGCTGATGCTTGCATCTGGTTTTTGTAAGTAGCTTCTACGTCAATAAGATACTTACGTGTATCGGCGTCAATCTGTTGGGTAAGAACTTTAGTTACGTTATCTGCATTTGCGGTAGCCGTCTTAAATGCGATGTCCATCATCTGAGACACAGACGCATTTAAATCTTTAGCGTAGTTTGCGCTTGCCGTATTTTTGGCCGCAGCCTCAAAGCTTGCGGCGGCGTTTGCTGCAGCCGCATTGTCAGCTACAGCTTTGTTCTTTGCAGCCGCTTCAAACGCAGCTTGCTCATTGGCGATTTGCGCATTGTATTTCGCCATGTTGGCGTACACCGTAGCATCTTGCTGGGCGATCGGGAGTGCCTGCTTGATGACTGCTTCTTGGCCAGCGCCAACAGCCATGCTGGTATTAAGCAGGCCGCGCTGATTCATCTGCTGCTTGGCCTGAGTTTCTGCCAACTGCATCAGCGGAGACTCTGACTTGATCAGACCTTGCACTTGGCCAGCAACGGTCTGCTTTTCTGTATCAGCCCAGTCAGTGGTCTTATATCCAGTGGCAGTTACGTCTGTCGGCTTATAACCGGTGACGTCCGCTTTCGTCATTCCGGCTGCTGCAGACGTTGCAAGGCCAGCGGGGGTATTGGCGTTCAGATCGTACGGATTGGCCGCAGTAACACCCATCGTGGACAGCTGACTTGTAGTAAGCGCAGATGGTTGACTGCTGGTCAGTGCTGCAGGTTGCGCTGTCGTAGTTGGCATGGTGACTCCACAAATAGAAAAGCCGCCCAAACGGCGGCTTTTTTAAGGGCGCAAGGGCCCCTCAAAAATTCTACCTTAACATTTCCAAACCCGCAACGCTTTGTTGATGCGGCTGTCCGGGTCTCTTGCTGTTTTGGCACTTGTCAATTTTGCTTTCATTCCGCGCATGCGGGCGCAGAAAGATTTCTTCCGTGGGCCGCCCTCTGGCTGCGGGGCCTTGAGGTCGCTGCCCGGGTTCTGCCTCTCATAACTCCGGCGCCCTTTCTCGTTCAGGCCGCCAGCTTCGCTCTTGCCTTCTTTACGGGTCCAAGCGCCGGTCATGGGTCTCTCCTCAATTTTTCAAATCTTTCGTACCCTGCTCGGCATTCTTTGAGGAGGGCTTGGCATTGGCGCCCGGCGGCAGCTTCCCCGATAAGAAATTCTCCATCCGGCCTATATAGTCCCGCTCCAGTACATCCGGCGGAAGCGGGTCCAGTGCTGGGGGTACCGGGCACGGAACCGGTTTCGGCGGGACGGTCGGCACGCTCGCGCACGACGTTAGTAAGGGCAGCAACGCGAGCGTTAGCTTCACGCAGCTGTTTATTCTTTTCTTCGCGGTCATTGTTCGCTCCTTGCTGAAGTTCTTGTTCGCGCTCGCGCGCGGCGGCTACCGCCACCGCGTGCGCTTCAGCCAGTTCCTTGGCTTGCTTATCCCAAGCCTGTTGGACTTTCGCCTGCCCTGCAGTGTCTCCCTGCCAATGGCCGGCGCCGTACGCCAGCACGACAGCGATAACACTACCGGCTATAAAGTACGGGTTCATTTTGGAACAACCGTACCTTCGAGCTTTTTATGGACTTTGACCATGCGGCAAGTCTCAACTTCTTTGCCCTTTTTATTTTCTTTGCGGCAGACCTTTTTCATTTCGCCACCGGCATGCACGCTGGTTGCCAGCACAAGGCTTGCGATTGCGGTTACCACCATACGAGCCCAAAGTAATTTTTCCATCACAGTCTCCTATTCGTCGCGGACGTCATGTTGAACTGGTGCCGGGGCAGCTTTGCCACGGAACCCGGTAATGATAAAGGTTTCAGGTACAGGATCAAGCTGCGGTTCTTTGCGCTTCGGCTTATCTGTAGCTGTCGGTTCGCTGGCAGCCAGTCGTTCCTTTTCAGTAGACAACCCTTCAGGTACGAACTTGGGCAAAGCATCTTTCCCTTTGACCGCAAGCAGAGTTGCAAGCGAGCCCAGTATGTATTTCGACATATCGGACAGAATTAGAAAAAACTGCTTGTCCGCCGGCGCCATGCCCCGCATAGGTTGTGTTACAAAAACGACACTATACAGACTGATGGCAACCATAATCACTACTGTGCAACAGAACGTGAACGCAATACAAAACTTAATAACCGCGTCATGCTGTTCTTGTGACAGACTTAAAAACTTATCGATTAGTTTGAACGGGTTCATTGTTGTCCACTTTCATATCGTCAGTAGTCATTACATCTTCAGGACAAGTTCCAGTAGTAGTGCAATATGGTTTTTTACATTCTTTCTTTTCCCAATTGTCGGGGTCCTGACAAGGGTACCTGTAGCGTTCGCACCCGGCTAATGCCAGACTAAACGCCCATAATATGAAGATTGTGCGCATAGTGTTTCTCTCTGTCTGCAAGTCCGTTTTCTCCGCCGTTAATCACGCGGGTCATGCCGCGAATATCACCTTTATCGGCGAATCGGTTTAAGTTTGACTTCTCCCAAAACCAGCAAGCGCTCTGGGACGCCCCCTCGAAAGTTTTTAAATATTCGGACACTTCTTTAGGCGAAAGCGTTGGGTCGAGACTTTCACCAAAGTCTCTATAGTTGTCGTAAAAAGTCAGCTGGATTAAACCTTGTCCACGGTGGGTCCATCCATCTCCGCTAGATTCTGGACCGTTTCCATAGCGATTAGCGTAGACACGATTGGCAATCTTTTCAGGTTTGCGTTCGTAAGCTTTTGCCAGTTCATCTGTCGGAAAGTACTTGCCGAAAGTTTTGCGCAAACCTTGCGCCGAGTAATTGAGGTTTTCTTCAAGCGCGGCGAAAGGTACCCCGCGATGAGTGGATTCGTGGGCGCACTGGGCGATAAAAGCCGCAATACGTTTCGGAGAATCAATATCGTACTCAGGCAAAAGAATAGAAAGAGCATCGTACCAATTATCAACATACTTATTGCCCTTTATCATTTGGGCGAGTTGGGTTTTCGTAAGCATCTTGTAATCCTCTTAGTTCTTTAATGTAACGTCTGCGTGCTTCTTTCAATCTTTCAAGCTCAGCAATTGCTGCCGTAGTAGCGTTATTCATATCCATGTACATAACCCCCATTACTGGGAGCGCGATTACTAACACAATACACAAGACCACCAAGGTGATGAGTAAAGACCACGGTATGTGTGACTCAGACGCAGGAGGATTAGGAGGCCGCTGAACCATGTCAGGACGAACACTACCGCCCCAATCCATACCGCCTTTGCTTTTACCTCCTCCCACTCCCTTTCCCGTTGCCACCGCGCCACCTGTTCTTTCCGCATCTCTTCGGCGAGAGCTATGTTCTGTTCACGAACAATGGTAGTCCACATTGCTTCAAAACGTGTCCACAAATCACCAAGCTCACTGGGGGTGTTGTACACCATTTCTTCGCGTACTTCAGCCAGCATAGAATCTAATTGATGTTTTATCTTTAATCTTTCCAGTGCGCGTCGACCTAAAGATTTTTCACCTTTGTATACTTTTTTTGCAGATACTTCGGACGCCACATAGGCTTTAACCATGATGTCGTATTTATCTACAAAAGTTCCTAGATGCTCCCATATATCGTCAAGAACTTGTCTTGGGTCTGCCGTAGATATTTCTTGAATTCTTTTTACTTCTTCGTTGTATTGCTTTTTCTGTTCTTGCGACGGGTTGGTTAATTTACTAAATTGATCTTTAAGATCAAGCAATACGTCTTTTACATCTCCGCCGGTTTGTTTGATTTCTTTGTATAGGGCCACGCCCTTTTTCGCCATATCGATGGCCGTGGTTGCGGCTTTAAAGGCGGCGGCAATGGTGATTGGGTCCACACTGGGAACCTCCTACATCAACCCGATTTTCTTAACAACAAATAAAAACACTACACCAAGAACAGCTATCACGCTACGATCGACCCAAACTTTTACGCGGTCATTTTCTGGAACGCGTTTTTCAAGAGCAGTAAGCCGCTCTTCTATTTTTGCTATCACGTTAAAAGCCCGCTCTTGGGCTTCAGCAAATTGCGTTTGCCTTTCTTCAACTACGGTCAACTTATTTATAGCTGTAGTCAGTTCTTTAAGAACTGCACGCATTTCAGTAAAATCGTCGTGCATAACCTCTACACGGTGATTCAGAAGCGCCAGTGAAGTTTCGATAGACATTTCTTTGTTTTCTTCAAGCATGACTTATTGATCCTGCCAACGAGAAGTTTGGGGTTTAAAATTAGTTTTGTACCGCGCGTACCCACGGGTAATACGAAGTTCATCGATACGAATGTTGCCGCTAAAACCTTCAGCGTAACCATCTGCGCACAAAATTGGCCGATTTAATTGTGCCGGATAATCTAAAGTGTCACTGTAAGTAGAACCTCTCTGTATGCCATCCACAAACAATCTGGTTTGCGAACTAGCTTTGCACAAGGCTATGTGGTGCCAACGGTTAGTAGAAAAAACACCACCGCCTGAAGATATTAAAGTAGTGACGCCCTGATAAGTGAGATAGTCTACAGAACCACTGCTTTGAACCTGCAATAATATTCGGTTCGTAGGAGCCACAACCCCGGCCGGGCACGTATCAAACACCCAAGTACCAAGGGAAGTTAAATACGCATAAAACTCAATAGTAAAATCACCGTTTCCAAAAGCGATACTTAGCCCTTCGCCTCTAACAATAAACCCCCCGCTGGATGACCCTGAAAACAGGCTTCCACGACCGAAACGGCTTTGCGACGTTGATATCTGTCCTTGCCCGACAGTATCAATTATGTTCAACCCTGTGGAATCTATAACTGCTGCGTTAGTAAAGTTCAGCAGCAGCTTAGTGTTTGTGATGTTTGTAGGCGGCGCGGTAGGCGGAGTGAACGTGGTGCCACTTGGGTATAAGTTACTGCCTATGACAACTCGCGCGCCAGCTATGTACCCGGTAAATGTATCGGTACCAGCGTCGGGGCGACAACCAATACGAACTTTACCAGCGGTTTTAACTTCCCATGTACTCGGGCCGCCCGAAGCAGTCATGACACCGTCTTGATATATGTAGCAAGTGGAGCCGGTGAATACACAAGCAATGTGAGTCCAAGCATTTAGCGGTATTGGTGTCGTGGATCGAAGACCAGACCAACCAAAGCCGTACACGCCAAACCACGGTGTTTGCGTAGAGTCATAGGTTCCTACGGCACTACCGAAACCAAGGGTGTAAGCATAATTGTCAACGGCTATAGCAGCGTACAGCACTGTCGAGCTAGTGCCCGTGTTATAAACCCAGCACTCAATAGTGAACGGCGTAGTAGTGGTTTGCGGCAAAAACGCGGTTGAACTATCCGTTGTAACCACATAGCTTGAACCGCTGCCCGGGAAAAAGCCGCTTCCTCCAACAGTAGTGTCGCGATAGGCAGTTAAAGTATTTGCGTTAAACGGACCAAATGGCATTATGCGCGGGGTTCCCGCAGCCACAGTAACTGTGTAAGCGTTGCTGCTTCTATCTCTTAATCTGTAATCTTGGGCAATCAGGTATAGCGTATTTGCATCGTTTGTAAAATTTGCTGTAGGGGGCGCAAAAGACGAGGTATAGCGAAGATTGTTGCTCCAACGCAAATTAGAGAAATAACCCGCCGGTGCGCCGTAAGTGTAACTCGCATAACCAAAAAGACTTTGCCAACCGTAGGTAGATGTTTGAGTAGATAGATTTTTACCAGTAAAAGTTTCCATCGCTCCGTTTATAAACAAGCGAATAGTAGTGTTTGTAGAAGTCGTAGAATCTACTACTACGGCTATGTGACACCAAGAACCTACAGGGACGGTGTTTACGGTTTGAACACTTTCTTGGCTGCTTGTGCTAGTTGTCCAACCAAAATCAAGTCGGCTACTAGCGTCTATAGTTATTGTCCAGCGGCCGTTAGCAACAACAGCAGCATAGGCCGTCTGTAAATTGCACCCAGCAGTAGAATCTTCTCTGTATAACCACATCTCAAAAGTTCTGGTCCGCCCACCCCAGCCAGCAAAAGCAGTAGGCAATCCAGCTGGATTGTTTATATTTACGTTACCGTCAAGGTATACGCTCCAGCCCGTGCGAGTGAACGGAGTGAATGCACCTTGGTATACATTACCGTTACGCGTTAGCGACCAAGGACTACCGCTATTCGCGGTGCTGCTGTCCAAGAAAGTATTGTTCTGCGCACCGTCAGTACCGGCTCCATGGATTAGAAGTGAGTTGTACGTAAAGTAAGGGTCATAATTATTTGAACGACGAGTCAGTGTTTGTTCCATCAACTCGTTCAGAGACCATATCCCCGACGAGGCTGAACCAAGTTCCGGGGTGTAAGGGTTGTAAGCGGCAAAGGGCGTGAAGGTGCTGACTGCTGCGTTGCCGTTGGCTGTGATGACAAATGCGTTGGTACTCTGGTCAACTATTGCCGGAGAGTTGCAGGTAAGTAGTTGTGTGTTGGTGATGTTTAGTAGCTGGGTTGGAGGCGTGAACGCAGCGGTGTAAAGGGCGGTGTTTTTGACATATCTAAAATTAGATATATAGCCGTCGAAATCAGGAACCGTCCCATCTTGCGTTCTACCAATATTAAAAGTGTCAAAGGTATTAAGACTTACAGTGGTTGCTGGCAGTGTAGTATCAAGTACTCCGTTGATATACAACCTGAAAGTCTGTGAAGAACGAACAAGTGCTACATGCGTCCATGCGTTAACTGTAGCCAAACTAGTCGAATTAGTCCCGCTAATCCCCCACTGTGCGGCGCTACCAACAATTAAATAACAGTTAATCGCGTTTGAGTTAAAGTCCAGTCGTACCATCAAACGGTCTGTATTATAAGCAGCAGATGGGTAAAAAACTAAAATGCCTCGTCCATATTGGCTTCCGGAATACCCTCTGTTATACACCCAACACTCAAAAGTAATATCCGCTGTTCCAGCGCCCGTGTCGAGTGCGGCACCTGTTGTAAAGAGATAATCCCCCGTCCCGTCAAACACAACGGAATAGCCGATATCAGCGTTGTTAGTGATTATCTTTCCCGGGTAGTTGCTCATGTTATTGCCTCGGTAAAGCTACTTGTGGTGGTGTGAAAGTTAATCCAGTGTATCGAGCGATACCGCGAGTTATTCTGAAGTCATCAATGTAACCGTTCATCATGATGTTGTTGTTGCCATCAGCAGCACCACCGACAGCCAAAGCTTCGGTAGTTGTAAATACAGCTGCTGTAGACGTAGCACTGGCTACTTGCACACCGTCTCGATAAATATAAAAGTTTGGTCCGCTGCGAACAAAAGCGAGGTGGTACCACTGAAATACGTTGTTTCTGATAGTCGCAGTAATAGTGGTATATCCGCCCGTAGCGGTGCCGCTTAAATTAACTTCAAAGACAATCTGATTTGTCTTCATCCAAGCGCGATAAGACTTACCTACGGTAAATCGACCGCGCTCAAAAAGTTGATTCTGGTCAGTATCCCAATTGGTGTTATAGGCCCAGCATTCGATGGTAAAGTCCCCAACACCCAAATCTAAAAACTGACTGGTAGGAATTGACACCCGGTCGTCAGTGCCATCAAACAGCATGGCACCTGAACCATATTTCACCACGGCGGTACTTACTTGCGCATTGCCTATCGTATCAAGAACACTGCGCATAGATGCGTCGCTAATACCAGCGTTGGTGAAGTTGAGGAGGAATGCTGTATTTGTGACATTACTAAAAGGAAGCGATGGAACGGTAATAGTTGAATTTGCGGGGTTGTATAGTGCAGATTTCACTAAACGAACATTGCTCATATAGCCAGTGTATGGACTTGATGTAGTTCCCTCCATTCCAATCTGCGGAGCGCCAGCCGCAAAATTTGTCGTATTTGTTGCTTGCGTAATTCTTGATCCGTTTATCCACAAAGCTGTGTTGTTACTTCCAGACCCACTGCGAACTAAAACAATGTGAATCCACGAGTTTGGTTGAATAGTGCCAGTGTTAATTATTGAAGTTGATCCATTTAAAAACCAAATAGCAGCGGCGTTCATAAATACTCGCCAACCACTAGAACCATACGTCATCAAAGTTTGAAGCGTTGCGACACTTGGAGTATAGAACCAACCCTCAAAAGTAAAATCTGATGTTCCTATAGTTGTAGTGGCATTGTTTGGAAGTGTTAAATAATCCCCCGTCCCATCAAAGTACCCAGACCCGCCTGTTGCTATTCGATTGAAAGGAGAAAAAGACTGCGTAGTTGGTGTACCATTAACTACCACCGTTCTGTTATTGCCACTAGTGTCAATAAAGGTACCAGACTGCAACAGCAAAATTATCGTATACACATCCGAAGATAACGGTGAGATAGGAGGTGTGAAAGTGGTTGTATAACGCGGAGTTCCTACGGATACCCTCCAATTTGAAAGGTAACCAGTAAAATATCTTGCGGCTGGAGAATAGTCGTTATAGCCAACGAAGTATCTGGTAGTAGTGCCAGTGGGCATCGTAAAAGATGTTGAACCAGAAGGCACACCGTTGATGAAGATTCTTAAAGTCGTACCATCAAATGTTACAGCAACGTGGTTCCATGCATTTACCGACACTGTGGAGGTACTTGTCAGTGTAGCATTAGTGCTTGAACTAATACGTACTTCAACGCCCAACGAACTGTTAACCCATGAATCAAAAAATATGCCGCTTTGAACACCTAAGAACCAAAATTGCTCCTGTGTCGGCATGGCAGTGAGATACATCCAAGTCTCAAAGCAGAAATTGGTAGTGCCAGTAAATGCTTGGTTGAATGTAGAGTCTAGATAATTCGACGTTCCGAATGAAGCACTCCACGAAGTTGCTCCTGCTGCCGTATATTGATACTGTGGCGCGAATGGCGAGAAGGCTTGGACGGATGGGTTGCCTGCGGTGGTAACGGCAAAGCCTGACCCTGAATTTGCTGTTCCGCTATCAAAAAACCGATTTGATTGGCAGGTCAGAAGTAACGTACCTGAAACTGCCGTTAATGGTGTTGTTGGTACAGTAACCGAAGTAAAACCCGATCCTGTAATTACCCTAACATTAGAAATGTAGCCAGTAAAAAAATCATTTGCTAGGCTAGAGCCACGAACACCGATGGCTGGTCTTGCAGTTCCATTTGCGAAGTTAATTGAATTTGAAACTGTAGAACCGTCCTGCACACCGTTTATAAATAAACGAAGATTGCCGCTAACCCTTGACACTAGAACGTGTGTCCATGCGTTTGCTGGTATTACAGTTGTTCCAGTAATTAACGCTGTTGTATCAACAAAAAATACTGCATTATTACCATCTATGTGAAGAACAGGGTAATTTCCTGCTGTCGTATTTGGTCGCCCGTCGTATATTTTTCTTGTCCCACTTGCTGTTGTCGGATACACAAAAGCCTCAAGTGAAAAATCACCACTACCAAAAGCAAGCGAAGAACCACCAGCGACTGTTAAATAATCATTCCCATCAAAAAAATTACTCCAGCCTGTTGCGCTAAACGGAGAAAAACTGCCTTGCACCATCCCCGGCGCGCCGCCATTACGTGTAACGTAATTCCCACCTGAACCCGATATGCTAGTAGCTGAAACTGTCTGGCTAATATTGACGATGTATGTACCCGCGCCGCCAGTGCCTGTGCCATAACCAACGATGGTAGTGCCGGACGTCACGCCTGTGCCAGACAGCGTCATGCCTGCAGCGAATGACCCGGTGACAGTGCCGCCAACAGTAAGTGTATTGCCTGATATAGAAGATGAAGTTCCTGTTGCAGTTCTACCGGTGCTGCTGTCTAGGAACGCGCCGTTTTGTAAACCGTTTGCAGCGTTGTCAGCTTGAATCAACAGGGTTGTGTAATCGAAATAAGGATCGGTAGCCCACTGCTGATTTGCGATTGCGCGGGCTTGTTGTTGTAGCGTAAAGATACCTTGATGTTGAACCGTGTTTACGCCGGAAGTTATATTAGCTGCCAGTGGGTTGTACCCCGGCTTCATCACGTTACCAACAAACCGCAGACCCATGATTACTCCAGTCCAGAAATTTGCGAAGTAGTAAGCGTCTCTATCTGTAAAGAAGACAAAGTCTCCGTTTGTTCAGAAGATAGCGCAACTATTTGCGAAGAAGCTACGGCCTCTATTTGTGCAGAGGTAAGCGTTTCGCCTTCGGTAGTAGCTATAGGCGTTGGGGCCAGCACAAGCTCAACGACTGGCTCAGGTTCAGGTATTTTGTACTCAACCCATTTTTCCTCAGATTGAGACCATGACCAAGCATAACCTTCCTGCGCTTCAGGTTTTGGATCACGAATAACCCAGCCGGGCGGAAACCACCAAACAACCTCTTTACCTTCAGGAGGTTCAGGTTTATCAGGCACAATGATCCAGCCATCAGACCCATCTGTTTGCGGTGAAGGTATCGATCCGTTTTTGCTATAAAGCATGCGTCACCTATTAAGCGTTAAGCTCTTCCCATGAGGCCGTAACTGTTAAGGCGTTTGCCGTACCAGCGATGGCGCCAATCGACTTGTCTTCAAGAAGATACATCGGTGTGGTTTTGTCAATGACAACTAATGAAGCATTAGCCGGCACGCTGATTTGATACGCGATTGCTACGCCCGTACCGCCAAGAGCTGCAGCTGAATACAAGTTGATCGTTATCGTTGCTGCAGAACCAGATACGTTAGCAACAACTAAGCTACCAATTTTGTAGACTTTTCCACTGCTTGCCGCGTTGCTCGCAACAGAAGTAGCTGAAGTTCCTGTAAGTGATGTACTTGACGTATTGCCGTAAATAGCAGCTACGTTGACGATGTTTGGGTTCGCCATTTAATGCTCCTTAGAATCCAAAGACTATCGCCATTGCGATAGCTTTACCGGTGGTAACGCCTGCCGGGGTTGTAAAAGATAAACCGCCTGAACCGTTAGTAGTTAACATTTGGCCGTTAGTACCATCCGCGTTTGGTAACGTCCAAGTTACATTTGAAGCTATGGTAGCCGGAGCTTGAAAAGCAACCCAATTAGATGAATCCGCATCAGCAAACCGAAGGTCTGTTTGTGCGCTCATTGTTAAGTCGCCGGTCATCGTGCCGCCGGTAAGCAGTAAATACGACCCTGCAGGTAAATACGCTGCTTGCCAAGCAGTTCCTGAATAGACACGCATTTGGTTTAAAGACGTGTTCCAATATAGCGCCCCGGTCAGTAATGGGTTGCCATCATTGTCAACAGATGGATCGCTGCTTTTGCTGCCGAGATAACGGTCATCAAAAGCGTCGTAGCTGGCTGCTGCGTTGTTAGCGCTAGTCAAAGCGTTGCTGGCGCTAGTAGCCGCGTTGCTTTCACTTGTAGCCGCGTTTGACGCGCTGATGGCCGCAGCCGAAGCTGAAGCAGCGGCTGAAGCGGTGCTGCCAAAAAGAGTGGTCAGGTAGATTAATGTGACGGCATCTTGGTTTGCAGTAGGGTCGCCAAGACCTGTGATTTTGAACCCGCCCATTGCAATGGCGCCAGTCATCGTACCGCCAGACAACGACAACTTTGCAGCAAGACCGTTGTCTACATAATTTTTTGTAGCCGCGTCTTGGGCCAATGTAGGATCGCCCATGCCGGTGATCTTGTTGGTGCCCATTGCGATAGCACCGGACATTGTGCCGCCGGACAGATTCAGCTTCAGAGCCAGTGCGTTGTCGACCTCGGTCTTGGTGTACACGTCAGTGAGGCCATATCCAGCAACCGTGGTAGGGTTTGTACCGGCCGTAGCACGGCCCCACTGGTCCACGGTAACTGACCGGTAGGTGCCGGCCACGATCCCGGTGGAAGCCAAATCAATCTCATCGGCGCCAACCACGATGCGCGCACTGGAAGCTGTATTGACGTTCAGCGTATTGCCGGTCTTCGTCATACCGGTGCCAGCGATAACTTGGCCGGCGCCGGAGAACTGCTCGAATGTAATGGCGGTGCTACCTAGCGTGCCGCCCGGGGCAACCGTACAGACCCAGCCGCTGTTGTCATTTACCGTACCGCTTTCAACAAACACGAACGCGCCCGGCAGTTCAGTCCAAGCATCAGCGTCTGCAGTACGGGTCCAAGAACTGGAAGCGACCAGATAGATACCGTTGTCAGCTTGCGTCGATTGATCTTTGACGAGAACCCGGTCGTTAATAGACAGGGCAACGCCGTCGACCGTCTGCGTGCCAGACAGCGTGATGTTGGCCGTAGTCGCGGCGCGGACAGATGCTTTGACGTCCAGACCTTGTGCGACGCTATCAACGTAGTTTTTGGTAGCGGCGTCCTGTGCATTGGTCGGGTCGCCAAGGCCGGTAATCTTATTGGTGGCCATGGCGATGGCGCCAGACATCGTGCCGCCGGACAAGTTCAGCTTCAACGCCAAACCTGTGTCTACGTAATTCTTAGTAGCCGCGTCTTGGGCCAGCGTAGGATCACCCATTCCGGTGATCTTGTTCGTGCCCATTGCGATAGCGCCGGACATCGTGCCGCCGGACAATGCCAATCGGGTAGCGATCTGTGTGTCTACGTAGCCTTTGTTTGCAGCGTCACCGCTGTTCACCGGCGTGCTCAAATTCTCGATGGTCGCCGAAGAGCCGGCATCCATGTTCAGCGTGCCGGAGATGGTGACGTTTGCAAAAGACGAAGTGCCGGTCGACGTAACATTACCCGTCAGATTGCCAGCCACGTTGCCGGTGACATTACCAGTCAGATTGCCTGTCACGTTGCCGGTCAGCGTGCCGGTGATGCCACCACTGGCGGAGAGTGTCGTAAACGAGCCAGCGGCCGGGGTCGTATTGCCGATGACGGTGTTGTTTATCGACCCGCCTGTGACAACCAGACCGGTGCCAAGGTTTACCGTACCTGTGGCTGTCAGGTTGGTGAATGTACCGGCTGCGGCCGATACGCCGCCAATTACCGTACTGTTTATAGTACTGCCGGTGATGGCAAGGCTTTGTAGCGCCGATGACGCGATGATCGCATCGCCTGCGGCATTAATCATAGCTACCTTGTAGCCGTTGCCCGTAAGTGTAGGCAGCTTGTCGAAACCATCGGTAATCAGCTCAAGCTCCGCCCGCAGCTGGGCGGACGAGCCGGGAGAGTTTGGTGTTGGGTAAGTAGCGTGGTTGTAGTAGCTGTTCGGCATTATCGCAGTCCTCTACGCATTGTGTAATGCAAGATGATGTTGTTTACAGTGAACGGCTCAAGAATTGCCGACACAGAAGAAATTCGTATCGCCATATTTTCTGCAGAACCTTCTACTGATATTTCAGTAGGCGAGATGTCGGCGCCATCCCAAACAAAATTATCCCAGCTCATGCTGTCCCAAAACGTCGCACGCAAGTCGGCATCATAGTCAGCATCAGAAGGCTGGGCTAAATAAATAGACCGATAGGCAAGGTCATAACCAAAAGCGATTTCAGCATACGAATCGCCTGTCATTTCAACGCTGGCTTTACGATAGCGCTTAAGCATGCGCGGCGATTTAGTGCTGTTGTAGACAAGGTTAAAGTTTGCTGGGATCGGAGACCCATCAAAGCTTGTGCCGGCGTCAAGTCGGTATACATAACCATCGGTAGAACCGAAAAATGATGTAGCAGTCCCATCCGGCGATTCGCCTTCGATTGCGCAAGTTACTGCGTGCGAAAACTGAATAGGCATGGCACCTAAAACTTTGCCGTTCAATATGGTCATGTAAAGCGCGGACTTATCCGAAAAGAAAATTCTGTATTGACCTTTTTCGCGGTTCACCAAACTAGCGGTAGCAAGGTTTCTGCGGGCTTGTATAAACGGGCGAATGTTCATAGACAGCGAAGCCGGCAGGAAGTTACCAAAGTTCAGCGATGTGCCGAGGCTCATCACGCCGCGATCATCAAGCACATAAGCGGTGTCCATGTTCTGCGCGGTGTGAGCGATGGCGCCGGTACCGGTGTTGAATGTGGACAAAGAAAACGTACTGGAATCAGTGCCGTAAAGAACTGACGTGTCGTTTCTTGTGTAAACGCCAAGCGCACCGGACGATTGGTCGCCCGGCAAAACTATTAGATTAGTAATGTCAGCGTTCATTGCGAGTTCACCGGCGCCAAGTAGCGTAGTCCATTTGTAGGGATCGCCGAGGGAAGAAAACTGCAACGAAGCATCAAAAGATAGAAACAGATGTTGCTTATGAAAAGCAAGATGCTTTGGTTTATCTACCGCCATGCCGGTTCTTATTGGCACATACGTCGTGCCATCAAACTCAAATGCGCGGTTGACTTGATCAGTGCCATATAGTTTGTAGTTTTGTGTGCCGCCGCCAAAGTTGGCGATGACAGTTTCTACGTGGCCATTAGGAAGTAAAGTTATTTGCGTTTGAGTTCCTACAGCATGCGCGTGTTTAGAGCCGCTAATATACAAATGCTCGCCGTTAACAAAAGTACCTGTAGTGCTAGATAAAATAAGCCTGCCTGCGGCGTTATTCGAGCCCCAAGTTCCTGTTTCATGAACTACTCTGGCAACAACCCCGGTGGCACCGCTGGTAAGGCCAGTAACTGTTTCGCCGTCAAATATCTGCGAACTGCCAGTATCAAAACCAAGCTCTTTACCGAGCGCTACTTCAACCCATCCAGCTGGGCTGGATTTGTATATTTTTGCGCTTGCGCCACCAACGACATTACGCCATGCATAAACGTAGCCTTTGTAATAGGCAACCCCCCAGACTGACCCTGACCCCGGAACGGTCTGTATATCAGTTCTGTAATCATTAGCTGCTAAAGCTTTGTAAGTGGCATCTTCTAAACCGTCAGCTGATACACCTTGAACTAAGGTAATTGTTCCGACTACTGTTGCGCCTACCGTAATCTGTTCACCTGATAAAAAACTACCGACTTCACGGGTAATGATTACGTTGCTTCCTGATAAAGCTATGACCTTGCCGGTTGCAGCAGAGGCGCTGCCGGTAATAGTGTCACCTACTGCTACAGTTCCGGTAAGCGCGCAATTCAATAAATTGTAGTTAGCGTCGGAAGGATTAGGCCGGCCGTCATATCGTTCGTATCCAGCTATGCGAGTGTAGCCGCCGGTAATAGAACATTCAAAATTAGCCGCGCGGCGCGCAACCCCGGGAGGCAACGACAACGTAGGCGTGACTTGATCCAACCCCCCTGCAAGCCTTATTAAATCGTAATTGACTGGAGGAGTCTTCAACGGCATGTTATGTCCTTAAGCCAGCGGTGGTCCGCTTACCGTATCCGGCAATTGATCAATATCAAGGTTATTCATCATCCGCTTAAATTCCATTTCGCCTTTTTGGAAAACTTCTGGCGCGGCTTCGTAACCGGCGTAGAACATCATCGCGCGATAAACGATAGTCATATGGTAGCGATCAGGGAATGCATCAGGAGGCGCATCTGTTTCAAGCACAAACTCTGTTGGCTTGATGTAATACTCACCGCTGATTACGTAAGGGATATCAGGTATGGCGCCAAAGCCAAGGCGTTTTGTCGGATCAATAGTGACTACGACCGGCCGCGTGTACGTAGTTCGCATGTTGGCGTACATGTACAGATTACGAAAAACGGTGTAGTCCATGTAATTCATCAACTGCTCATCGCGGTAAAAATTACCGACCGATGAGCAGCGGAATGAATCACGCTTCCAGTTTGCAAATGAACTTCCTACCCCGGCTTGTGCTGCAGTGTAAAACTGCTGCTGGGATACAGTGTTAAATTCAAACGGCTGGCGCATCCACTGCCAATCGCCTTTCACTGTCTGGATATCCATCCAAGCACTATTAACCCAGCCAGCGACCCTTGCAGATTCACCGGTAAGATTAGTGACGCTTGTCAATGGCACGCTGGCGCCAGACACGCCACACTCTACTCGCGTGCGATTGATAAGCTGTAGAAAATTCACGTTGGCTCCTGATTAAGCGGGTTCAGCCATTACGTTTGATAGCCAAGCACGGCCACGAGGGTTCTTGTCTTCCACAACTTCAAAAGGGTAGGCAAGACCATGACGCGCAATCATTTCTATTTGATCAGGTGCAGCCGGATTTAGCGTACGCTGGGTATACTTGGTTTCTTTCATGCGGGCCAAGATTTCCAGATACTTGCGGCGGATCTGAGTAGGTACACCGCGAACAATCGGCTGATTTACACCGTTGCAATTAACGATGATATGCGGGGCTTGGTTCTCGTCAGTAGTTGAATGCACAAGCACTGTAACGTGCTCGTTCATAAAAGACTCATCAGAAGCAAGCTGATTAAAGTCTTTGCTTTCAGCCACGGTTTCGACGACAGGCTCGTCATCAAGAATTTCAATGCCTTGTACTGCTGGTTTCTTTGCCATCGTTATTTTCCTTATGTTGAAGTGACTGCCAAAAAAGCAGGCCGCCCAAAAAATGGACGGCCTGCAAACCCTCTGGTTAGAGAGGACGGCAACAGCTAAGTTACTGCGCGGTGCCGGGCATTGCTGCAGCGTTGATGTAGGTCGTGGTAACGCCGGAAGCATCAAACTCGGTCGTATTGGGTACGAACGCGCCAGATGCGCCAGTCACAACCTTGATCAGGCCGAACAGTGCGCGGTTGCCCGGGTTCGAAGGAACTGGGCAGGGGTCGCCAGCGTTAACGATCGGACCTTGGGTGGTCGTCACGTTGCCGCTTGCATCGAGCCACAAGCCAAACAGGCAAGCTTGGCTTGCGCCCAGCGAGGTGTGGCCCGACGAGAACACCAGATTGTCGGTAGCAGCCTTCGAGTAAAACAGGCCGTTCAACAGAAAGGTGATGGTTGCGGTGGTTTTGAATTTCGCCTTATTGGTGGTAATGGCGATTGCACCGGAGGTCAGCGACACGTAGCCGCTGTTAAATTGCTCAAGATTATAAGACATGTTCCTTCTCCTTCTTTAGGAAGTGGTATTCAAAGTCACCGCAGCAGCCGTGGTCGGCGTGGTTGCAGCGTTATAGTCGGTGCGCAACTGATTCAGGCTGGTTTTGATAGCAGTCAGATCAGTCAGAATGGACGCTAACAAAAGCGCCAGTTCCTGACGATCAATGCCATCCGCCAACCGATTTACGCGGGCATTGATGCTTTCAGCCATGGTGTATTCCTTTCAAATGATGCCGGGGCAAAGCCCCGGCGTTCGATTACAGAGCGGTCACACCAGCTTCGATACGGGCCATGAAGGCGTCGTTCAGACGCACAGTCGCGAACCAAGTCGAAGCACCGACGTAGCCAAACTGGCCCAGCGGGTTGGCGTGGTTGGTCTGGGAAGCTTTCAGGACGACCGGCTTAACAGCCTGCATGCCTTTCAGTGCAACCTGACCCCAAGCATCTTCACCGATGATGATGAACGGATACACGTCGACGTTTGCTGCGCCGACCGACAGCATGCCATTCAAAGTGCTGGAACCAGCGGCAGTGAACGGAACCAGCAGGGGCGAGCTGATGAAGCGGAAGTCTTCACAAGCGCCGATCTCGCGGTCGTGGATGGGCTTGAACGAGCCATACTCTTCGACTCGGGTAAAGCCGGCCAGATTACGAATGTCAGACACTGCATCGGTGTGCACGAACACGATGTAAGCAGGCTGCACTGCGCGAGTACCGAAGTTCACGCCGGGGGCGAGACGCGAAGTCACGCGACGCGAACGGTTCGATTCCAGTGTACGAGCTGCTTTACGCAGAGCGTTCAGGCTGATAGCGGTGTTGATACCAGAACGGCTGGAACCGTTTGCGTAGATAACAGTCGAACCTGCTTTCAGAACGCCGTAACGGACCATCTCCATAACTTCAGCAAGGGTCTCGCCAGTCAGCTTGACCATTTCGCCGGGGATGTCGTCTTCGTACAGCTGCTCAACTTTCGAGCTGTACTTGAACAGAATACCGTACTGCTGCAGTTGCACCGACACGTCTTGGAAGCTGATCGTGTTGGCGTTCGGGGTCACGCCTTCAGCCAGCACGAAGTTCGATGCTTGGATGTTTGGGGTGCCGACGTAGCGGTTGGAGCCCTCGATCACGGTGCCAGTGGTCGATGCGCCGAACGGCAGCGTACGACGGAAGACCAGCGTGTCTGTCGAGTTCTGAGGCATCTCGCGCTGGGTACCGAAGTCGCCCAGAACGGTGATGGGTTGTGCATGCTCCAGCATGCCTTGTGCGGCGCGAATTAGGTTTCGCGACGCTACGGTGGAGTAATTTTGAATAGTCATTGCTATTTCCTTTCAATGATTAAAATCCGCGTTGCGCTCGGGTTTTCTCGCGCTTTGCGGCTTCATAGTTCCAAAGTTCTTCCGGTGACATGTCGTCCAAAGTTTTGGGCGGCGGTGTGTTACCGGGTTTACCTGTCGCAGCTGCAGCTAGACGCTGCTCCCGCTCTTGCTTGATATCCGCTGCGGAACGCTTCTTCGTTTCGTGGAACATGTCCAGCATGCGAATTGCGTCCCGTGACGAAGTGCTGTCAGCCAAAGCACGAATCTCCGGGTTTTGTACGGCATACCACTGGGCGAATTCTGGCGTGTTAACGACCGTTTTCCAGTTCTCGTACTTACCCTCGATTCGGGCCTCTTCCATAAGTTTGGACATTTCAGCTTTGGTCTCAGCAACCTTTGCTTGCACAAAGTTCGCAACCTGTTCCGGTGACAGAGCCTGTTGCTGTTGCACATTACCAAGACGTGAATTTACAAACTCCTCAACTGCATCACCCCATTCAGGGAAATCCTGCTTGAGCTGCTCCCATTTTTCAGGGTTCTTTGCAGCGGCAGCGATCTGTCCTTGCGTTGGCGCTGCCGTGTCACCAACAACTTGTTGGGCACGTCGCGCTTGCTCGGCCTCACGCTGCATTGCGGCCACGCGACCTTCAGTAGTCTTAACGTGGTGCAGCAGTTGAGCATTGGCTTGCTTCAATAAATCGATCTCTGCCAATTTGGCTTTGACGACTTCAGGAAGTCCAGCCAGTGGATCAGCTTCCGGCTCGGGTTCAGCTGCTGCCTCAACAGCATTTTCAGGTTCTTCGGTTTGAATCTGTGGCGGTTCTTCATCCGGCACATTGGCCAATGCCCCTACAGCGGACGACGTATCGTCGGCTTCGAGTTTTGCGGCCTCTTCATTCCAAATATCCTGCGCTTCCTCCGTTGTCAGATTTTGATTTTCCACATTGCTCTCCATTTAAAAACCGCCGAGGCGGTTTACTTCATACGACCAAGCGGGACTATTCGTCCGGCTCAGCCACCACACCCCGAGTTGCCGCATTGGGCAAGTCGAGAAATCTTTTCAGCATGCGAATCTCGCCCCGCAGGACAGCTGTGTCTAGGTCGGAGAGCCCCACAGCGTCGTTCTTTTCGCGGCAAGCCTGCAGCTGGGCTTCAGCCCAGCGGCGCAACATGTGCCACGTAGCAGATTGATAATCGCTCATGCAATAAAAAAGCCGGCTTTCACCGGCTCCCTCAAAAAATTAGGGCGCAAGGGCCCTGCGCCAATTCTATATCCAAGTGTCAGATTTATGCAACATTATTTTTTTGTTATCTAGACCTGATGACTTGGCCAATCAGGCCGCGCTCTATGTCGGACCAATTGGCTTGATTTACTTTTTGCAGCTGGGCCCGGGTGGGGTCCGGCGCTTGCATACTTAGCGGTGCCGGCTGCGCCGGCATCTCGCCGGGCGCTTCAGCCGCATAGGACCGTGGCGCTTTGTAACCGCCGCCGACGTCCAGTGTTTGAACACCCGCAGGAAGCGAACGAGAACCGTAGGCACCGCTGGTAGGCTCGTATGGATTCGGCGGCGTATACGTGGTCTGCGTTTGCCCCATGCCGTACTGATTCTGTGTAGTGGTCTGCACCGGTTCAGGTTTGGGCAACTTGGCCGAAACAATATTGCCTTCGCTGTTGATCGCCATCAGCTGATTGTCCGGCGTATAGACCAGCTTGTTCCCATTCTCGTCCATCACGAATGACGCGTTGTAATACTCGACCGCTTTGTTGTATTCCTTCGACTCTTTGTTGTAGTCGCGGACGCGGCGCAAATATTGCTGGTAAGCCTTTTCGTAGCTTTCCAGTTCGCGCTTGAGAACTTTGCCGCCCATCAGATGCCTGCTCCGGTCTGAATTCGCAGCTGCTGTTCAGCTGCAAACAGCTCCTTCTTGCTGCGTTCTTTCATCGCAGTGTCAGCCAGCTGGGCCTTGATGGTTTCCAGTGTGATGTTCTGCTGGTTGGCCATCTTCAGCATCTCGATCTCACGCATCATCTGCATCTCAGCCATGCGCATTTGCGCTTCTTGCTCTGCAATTGCCTGACGCAGCTGCAGCTCTTGCAGGTCGCCTTGGTTCTGTACTTGGACCTTCTGCATATCCGCCTGAGCGCGCAGCTTCGCAGCTTCGATGCGCGGGTCTGGGCCCGGGCCTTGTTCAGCTGCTTTCTTCTGCGCTTCCATGATCTGGTCGATCTCTTCTTCAGGTTTGAAAACTTCGGCCGGGTCGATGTGCTGCGCTTGCAGTGCTTTCTCAAACAGCTTCTTCGTGTCGAGATAGATGCCATACACAGGGTTTGCACCGGCGGCCAGCAGGTTTAGGAATGCCTGATTCTGGATGTCGCGCACCAACAGAGCGCTGGTACCGCGCGCGTCGACGGTGAAATCACCTTTGATCTCTTCGTCTTCGTTGTAAAGCATGTTGTAGTCGTAATAGCGACGGATGTGTGGCTTGGTCACCATGTCATCAAACTGCTTGACCAATCGACGCAGCACGACGTTTGCAGAGTTCATCAGCATCTGCATACCGCCAACCGTGTCTGGCGCTGCGCCCTTCTCGCCTTGCGTGATGGTCGGCACACCGGTCTCGGCGTCTGCCAACTCGGTGGCCATCTTGATGATGCCGGCCAGCTCTGTCTGGTGGCTGTTGAACTCGAACGTCGCGAACGCTTTGCGCACGTCGTCCATGTCGTCTGTCGCGTACCAAATCTTTCGCGCTGACAGCTGCCACTGTTTGTCGGCAGGCCGTATGACGCTGGGTTTGACGACAATCTGCGGGCCTGAACTGACGCCGGAGTTGTCCATCATTTGACGCCATGCAGCGTTCAGGACCTTCTGTTGGCTGCGCATCAGGTAAGGGATGCCGTAACCCCACACTGAGCCGGCAACCTTCTCCCAAACGTAGAAGTCGTACGGCAGGTCGCCGCCTTCAAGCGGGTTCAAAAATGCTTTAACCACGGTGCTGTTGATCATTACCACGCAAGCACTGATGGTGCGCAGCTCGTCATGCTCGCCGGGGTTTACGCCTGCGGCAATCATGTCATCGTATTCAACCTCACCCCAATAAGTCCACTGCTCATAGATGTCTTTGGTCATGTCGCGCTGATCTTCATCCTTCAGCTCTTCCATGGTGGCAGACTTCTTCGGGCCTTCTTCCAACACCTTGCGCAGTTGATTTTTCATGTACCCGGGCTGCTTGGCCAGATCGCGAATCTGCTTGGCGGTCAGCTGCTCGCGTTCGTAAACGCCCTTGCCGTTGTGGATTGATTCACCGCATGCAGGATCAGGCCACACGTTGCGAGGATCGACACGGAAGGTAGCTGGGCTGCGCTCTTCGACGACCTCGATTTGGTGGATGGTAGCGCCCGACATGTCGGTGTATGGGCGCCATGCACGCCGCACGCGGTTGATCACGATCGGGCCCTTCAGCACGCCGGTGCCCAACACGGCAGCGTCGTGGATCATTTTGCGCTGCTCGCCGTTGAAGTCGCACTCGACTAGCTGGTCGTCGATCTCGCGGGTCATCGCATCGGCTTTACGTTGGGCCAAGTCCATCACTTCCCGCGCGATGTCTTTCATCCGCAGCTTTTGTGGCGGCTGCATCTGTGTGACATTGCCCGGCATTGGCATACCTTGCTCAGGCGGTTGACCGGGGACCGTTATCGGTGCTGCAGCCGGCGTAGGCATCGGGCCCTGTGGCATAGGCGCTTGCATTTGCATCGGCGCCCCCATCCCAAGGTGTTGGCCGAACCGGGCACTGATCTGTGGTGGCAGTTGGTCAACCAGTCGGCTGTCCTTGGCCATCTGTGACAAGTACGGGTCTGGCGTAGGCTGAATGCCCCAGTTGCGGTCATCTGTGGGCAACAGGATGTCGGCCAGTCGTGCTTCGGCGGCGTTCGTCTTTTGACGCGTCATACCGATAAAGACCGTCGAACGATGCGGCTTAGCGCCTTGCGTTGTAACTGGATAACCTTGCTCAACCGATGTCATCATCTGGCTGGCGGCTTTGTTGATGTTGTCTTTCGCGTTGTACTGATCCTCATCTTGCAGCCAGCGCTTGTCTACGCCATAGGCGTAGCGGCTGCGAACCCATTCATCCCGTTGCTTGGACAGGTTGTGCCCGAACACCTGAAGCCGCTCCTCCAGTTTGGCGCGCTGCTCTTCCGGGTCTTCGTACTCAACTTCGATGTCGACGTCCACGGCTTCAATTTGGTTTTGCATAGGGTGCTTCCTTGGTTATACGGGCCTCACAGCGCCACGGATCAAGCCTGTCTGCTGTGCTGCTTGGGTTGACTGGGTGGAGTACGCCTGCGGTGCCATGGCCGGCGCTGGGGCGCTAGGATTCGGCGCAGCCATACCGCTGGATACCCCGGCATCCATCGACACCGGTTTGACCGTAGGTTCCGCTGAAGGGGCGCGCGACAGGTCCGGCTGTTCAGAGACCCCCGGCATGTTCAGCTTGAACTGATTGCCGCTGACGTTTGCAATACTGGTGGGCTTTGGCGGCTGCGGATTGAAGGGGTTGTTCTGGCCGCTAAAGTTCGCAAACTGATCCGTTTGCGGTGTCATTGATGACATGATGTTGGCCGTGTTGGTGGCCGGGTTAAATGGATTCTGTGCCATGGTCAATCCTTTGCCTGTTTGCGTTTGGCAGCCTCGTCATCCCACATGCGCTTCTCTGCGTCAAGAATTTCTTTGCGACGAACTTTGCCAATGTAATTTGATCGGGCTATGGCTGCGTCTACAGCCGATTTTTCATCTTTGAATTCCGGGAATTTCCAGCCACGGCTTTTCTCCGATTCGTAGTTGCGCATGATCTCGGCATAGTCTTCGTTCTTCCTTGGGTCCAAACGCTTGCCATTCCAAACGCTGGGCAGGTTCACGTATTTGTCGCCGATCTTTTCAGTGATCGACACTTCAGTGTGAACCCCTTCTTTGTCAGTGACGATGGGGCGTTTCAGATCGACTGGATACCCATGCGGGTCTTTGGCGATTTTGGCTTCAGGCATCTCAATACCCCATGTCTTGATCAAGCACGCCAAACGACAGGTCTGGCGCGGGCATGGTGTTGCGGCGAAGACGAGTTTCTGCTTCTTCCTGCGTCTTTGCAAATCTGCGCATCATCATCGCGTAACGGGTTGCAGACATCAAGTCATCCGTCAACCGCACAATCAAACCATCCTTGCGGTGATACAGACGGAACTCCTCGAACCAGTCCTGCAAATGCGCGAAGACCTTCAAGCGCTGGGTCTGCATGCGGGCCAGCATCTCGGCCACACCGGCTTCAAGGCCGTTACTGCCATCGTCGAACGTGGCGCGGTCCTTGGTCAGGTTTAGGCCCTGATCACGGTATTGCTTTGCCAGTTGTTCGCCGGAACCCTTGTCGCGCTGCAGACCGTCGTGCGGCCAAGCCACTGGCACCCACTCACCCCGGGCACGAACAGCGGCGGCGTGCATGATCGGCGACTGGTCTTTGACGCGGTAGCAATCAGTCACGTACAGCACATCAGCGTCACGGTCCCATGCCATCCACACCACAGCGGTGGGATGGTCGATACCGAAGTCGATGCCAGCGATGCGCGGCCAGTGGGGCGGGATCGGGAACGCCTGCACCTTGATGCCGTCCTCGACAATCGGGAACACCCGGCCAGACCCCAGAATCGGAATGCCCTTGGCCCGGGCCTCACGTTCGTGCTCAGGGTAAGACGCGATGATCGCTGCACGTTGCTCGGGCGTGTAGTGCTCGGCATCGTCGATCGTCATCGTGATCGTCGTAGCGCTCTGCGGCTTCTCCAGCAAGAAGCGCTTGACGACCTCGGACATACCCAGCAATGGCGTGAACGTCACAAACACCAGACCGTTGGTTGCGTTTGTACGCGTCAAACCTTCAGAGTAAATCGACGGTGGCGGTTCTTCGTCAAACCAGACGAAGTCGACCGTGTCAGCCTGCCACTTCGTGCGGCCCTGATCGTATGAGTTAAATTGGATTACGCTGTCTTCGCCACACACGTGGCGCACCACAATGCTGGACACGGCGTCAGGCACGCCGGCCTTCATGCTGGTATCGCGCACGCAGTCATACGGTATGGCGCCGGTGCCCCACTCTTCCCGAATCTCAGGCGGCCCAAGCAGCAAACGCTGCACGCCCTTTCGAGTCAGTTCGCCAGATTCGGACCCAACCATGCTTCGAGTCGCATATGGGAAGCGGCGGCCGGTCCACCAAGCAGGGTAGCGCCCGGTTGCGTGCATCGCAGCTTCAAACGCACCGGCCCACGTCTTGCCTAGCTGGTTACCTGCCATGAACAAGCGCTCACGAAAGCTCGCCCCGGCCGCGTGGAAGTCCATCTGTTTGGCGTAGGGCTTGTACGTTGACAGGCGATTGCGTTTTGCGCGGATGTCTTTCAACCGCAGCAAATCATACAACTCGCGCTTGTCGTCTTCGCTCAGCTTCGTGATGTCGATGTTTGCTAGATTCACTTCATCGCCTTTTGCAGTAGCGCGCCCAGTCGCTGGTCCAGCTGTTCGCTAGTCAACTCCAGACTGCCGGACAGCTTGACTTCAACTGCCTTCAGCTTCGGCTGCGTGTATTGCAAAATCTCTGACAGCATGCGCGCTCGAACATCTTCGTCGATCGCGTATCGGCGCAACGGTTGCCCTGTGGCAGGGTCAATTATCGGGTTGCCGTCCTCATCGAAAAGGGGGCGCCCTTTGAGAATGCGCGCGAACTCGATCGCTGGATCGAGCCCCTCTTCCACCAGAGCCTCGGAGACTGCTTTGAGATTGATCTTTAGCGGATGTTTGTTGCCAGTGCTGGACTCGATGGCGTGACGACGGTTGCCCTTGGGGCCGGCAGCCTGCAGGTCTGCAGACGAAGCCAGCTTCGGTGGTGCACCGTTCAACTCGTCAAGCCTTGCCGCGTCTTTTTTTCTGGCCATCTTGCATCGCGCTCCGTAAAAGCCCGCCGCCCTTGTCGGCCGCGTTGAAATCCTGCGCCACTTTTTGTGGCACGCCCACCTTTTTGGCAAACTCAGGATTGTGCGCAGCGGCCGCCATGAGACGGGCCTGCTTGGCAGATGTGCTAGGCATTAGACGTTGATCTTGCCTTCGATCACACCGCCGCCAAAACCGGGCACGTTCTTTTTCATGCCGCCTTTGTACGGGGGCTGCGTTGCGTTCGTGCCGGGCATAGGCACCGACACTTTGGCAGGCAGTTCGCCCTTACCTTGGTTTTGGTTACCGCCACCGCCGATTGGCGCGCCGGACTTCAGCTTCTCGCCAACAGCACGCATTTCGTTGCGGCTTTTTGGATTTGAATAATCTTGCATGGTGTTCTCCTTGGTCAGGTCATAAGGTTTGATTGAGGCGGACGCTTTGATGCCTCTTCGTTCCACATGGTTTCCATGTCAGGCTCGCCGCCTTCCATCTCGCCAGCGTCTTCGACTGCGTCGGTCATCAGTTCACGCACAGCGCCAACCGCTTCTTCGACTGAGTCAAAGTCCATCGTTTCCATTTCGTCTCCGGCTTCGCCGGGGCTCTCAGCCGTGACGGTCACGCGACCATCGTCAGCAACTTCGATTGTGATCCGTTCCATCATGGCTCCCAAAAGCAAAAAGCCGCTACGGTTGAGCGGCTTTTCAGTGGTTTTGCAAAGAAATTTTGGGCGCAAGGTCCCGCAAAAAGTCTAGTCTTTTCGTTTTTGCATGTCAAGCGGTGATTTTCAAAAATTTTTTGGCCCAAAAAACGCGGGTCAAACAAACAGCTGTTGTTGTTTTTTAACAACATGTGAAATAGTAGTTGACACAGCCTGTCACTGTCACTACCATTGGAACTGTAGTAGATGCATTCAGTAGCGCCGCGAAGGAACCAGCGGGATAGAAAAAGGGAACCACCGGAGTTCTGATCTAGGTGTGATGAACACAAGGAACCACCGGCAGACCGCTTGGACCTGTACCGCAAGTGCAGCGAGTGCGAAGCGATCGAAAGGCCAGCGTGCTGGCTTTTCGCGGCGTAACAGGCTGCCGACAAGTGCCTGACCAAACGAGGGGGTTCATTATGGAAATCATCATCAGCCGCAAAGATGTGTACGGCGAGACCAAGTATTACCCGGTCTGTGAGAAAGCAAAGCTGTTCGCCGCCATCGCTAACACCAAGACACTGACCCGGCCTGTTCTTAACAAGATCAAGGACCTTGGCTACACCGTGGCTTTCGCACCTATTGAGGAGGTTATATGAATAGGGACATGCAAGTGTATGGCTGCGACATGGCCAAGTTCGTTGATTCAGTGACTAGCTGCGTCAGTTACAAACTGTCTGGCGCAAACATGATCATCGCCGGCCTGATGTCAGACGCCCAAGAACAGATGGCGTTCGACGATGTC